TATTGAATTAGATACAGCAGAAACAAATGTATGAACTCCAGTATTTGTAGAAGGAATACTATCCAATACCTGTATAGAGAAGGTATTAAGAGTTGTACTTGCAATAGATACCCATCTACCACTCATAGGATCATAAGGTCTTGGATAACTATGATGAGTTGTATGTGTATCCTTAGCACATGTAAATGTTAAAGCATTATCATCAATCTTTATCCTTTCTCCAACAAGGAATCCATGTCCAGCAACAGTAACAGTCATGATACCTACAACTGGATTATAATCTGCAGCTGTTGGTGTGAACTTATCTGTTGCTCTGACAAATGTATGAATACCAGTGTAAGTGTTTGCAGTATTAGCAATACTTACGGTTACTGTTGATGCACCAACTCCAATGACATCTACTGCTGTATTCCATGCAGGATCATTTGCAGATGCACCACCCTGACCAGACTTTCTAGGATATGTGTGTTCAGTCTGATGAGTATCTTGAGCACAAGTAAATGTTAGAGAATTATTTGCAATTCTTACAGATTGACCAACCTTAAAGTCATGATCACCAACTGTTAATTCCAGAACACCTGTTGATGCATTATATGAAGCATAAGAAACTCCATAACCTGTAACTGGAGATTTACCAACTTGTAATTCAAATGTGTTTGTAGTTACTCCAGAAACACTCATCCAAGAATTATGGAATGGATCAGTTGCTCTTGGATATGTCTTGTTAGAAGTATTACCATCCATACCACAACTTAATGTGATTGAATTATCAGCAAATTTAACTTGATCTCCATTACTAAATCCATGACCAGCAACAGTAACGGTCATTATACCAACTACTGCATTATATAAAACACCTGTTACTGTATGTTGAGATCCAGCATATACAACTGGAATCGGTTCATTTGCAAATGGATCATCTAATCCAGATTCTCCAACATTAACAGTAATACTATTAGAACTTGTAGATCCTACAGACAACATCGTATTATGTGCTGGATCTGTAGTACGAGGATATGTGTGATTAGATCCATGATTATCTAATGCACAAGTGAATGTCAATCCATTCGTAGCAATTCCTATAAGACTACCTGTTCTGAATGTATGTCCTAATCCAACATCAAGAGTTAATTCTCCACTTGAACCATCATATGTGGCAGTATTAACGTCTGTATATGTGAGAGTGGAAATACCAACATCGATAGTTATTGTTGTAGCACTTGTAGCTGCAATACCTACCTGTTTCTTATGAATAGGATCACTTAAACGAGGATAACTATGTTCTGTTGCATGTGCATCTCTAGCACATGTCATTGTAATAGAATTCGTAGCAATTCCAATTACACTACCAGCTCTCTTCAATCCATTAGAAACTGCAGATTCCCATGTATGTGCAGTAGTATTCGAAGCAGTAATTCCACGTAAAACGTTAACAGAGAACTTATTATTATCTACTTTTGTAATTGATAACCAAGTGTTGTATGAAGGATCAGTTCTTCTTGGATATGCATGGACGGAATTATTTCCATCTTGAGCACACTTGAATGAAATTGACTTTTCATCAAACTTGACATAATCACCAGTATGGAAACCATGACCAGCAACAGTAACAGTCATAACACCAACAATGGGATTATAATCTGCAGCGGTTACTGTATGTTGTGATTGTGCATAGAATGGATGTCCAGCTCCAACAGTCATTTCTAATGTACCTGCTGCAGCATTATAAGTTGCAGTTGATATTGCTGTATTGACTATAGTAGAAACACCAACATTAACAGTCAAACTATTAGATGTTGTTGCTGCAATTGATACAACCTTTTTATGAACTGGATCTGTAGTACGAGGATATGCATGTTCTGTAGCATGATCATCCCTATCACAAGTTAACGTGATACCACCTGTGATAATACCAACATTACTATAATTTGCAAGGGCAAGAGGTACTGTTGCAGCATCAACAGTCATTACCATATTACCCGTCGATGCATTGTAATCTATACCATTAATGTTAGCGTTTACAATGGTAGAAATTCCAACGTTGACAGTGACAGTATTGTCACTTGTAGCAGCAATACCAATCTGTTTGTTATTGTATGGATCGTTTGCACGAGGATATGCATGATTAGTTGCATGTGCATCTCTAGCACAACTAAATGTTAATCCACCTGTAAGAATACCGACTGTATCTTGAGCCTTCTTAACACCGTTAGAAAGTGCAGAAACAAAAGTATGAACACCAACATTAGTAGATGGAGTAACTTCTAAAACTTTAACTGTGAAACTATTTGAAGTTGTTTCTAGAATTGGTAACCAAGTATTGAAATATGGATCACTAGGACGAGGATAAGAGTGATTAGTCTGATGAGTATCTTCGGAACAAGTGAATGTAAATGCATTCTCAGCAAACTTAACGTATTCACCAATAGCAAATCCATGACTAGCAACAGTAACAGTCATTAATCCAACAACAGGATTATAGTCAGCAGCTGTTGGGGATGCAGTTACCTGTGAAAGTAATCCATGTCCAGTTCCAAGATTAAGAACTAAATCACCAGTAGAAGGTGTGTATGTTGCACTATTAACCGTACTATTAACAATTGTAGAAACACCAACATTAACAGTAAGAGTATTAACCGTTGTTGCAGCAATTGCTACATTTGATAATCCGTGTATTGGGTCTTGAGAACGAGGATATGCATGTTCTGTTGCATTATTGTCTCTAACGCAAGTAAAGATTAAAGATCCTGTTGCAATACCAACTGTATTACTACCAGCGATTAATCCATGAGCAGATCCAAATGTTAGAACCAAATTACCTGTATCAGGTGCATATGTAGCGCCTGTTGGACTTATCTTAGTTCCACTCCATGCATCAACATGAACTGCATTTGTATTTTCAGAGCCAGGAACAAAGGTATGTGCATAATGACCACCTGTGAATGCAGCACCAGCAGAAGCACTAACAAATGTATGAGCAAAATCACCACCAAACTCTAATGCATTTGGTAATGCACTAACAAAATTGTGTGCATAATTACCACCCGTAAATGCAGCACCAGCGGTTGCAGAAACAAATGTATGATCGTAATTACCACCTTGAATTATAGCATTAGAAGCAGAAGTTACATAAGAGTGTGCGTATCCAGCTTGAGGATATTTCTTCTCACTTCCATGACCATCCATTGCACAAGTGAAAGTTAAACTCTCATTCTTCAGTTTAACTGATTCACCAGCCTTAATAACTCCATTAGCAGTTGCAGAAATAAATGTATGAATTCCTGTACTTGTTGAAGGTACTACATCAAGTACCTTTACGTTAAATGTATTTGAAGTTACAGCATCAACATTCAACCACTTATTAAAGGGATAATCACTTGGTCTTGGGTAACTATGATTACCAGCACCAGCAGTACATGAGAATGTTAATGAATTTTCTGCAAACTTAACTCTATCACCAACAGCAAATCCATGATCAGCAACGGTAACCGTCATTATACCCACAACTGGATTGTAATCAGCTCCAGTAGCGGTATGGTTTGTAGATGGACGTAAATTATGTTCACCAACTGTTAGAACAAGATCACCTGTTTCTGGATCATATGTAGCATTAGTTGGAGTATATCCAATATTACTAGTAACACCAACATTAACTGTGAATGTATCTGCAGTAGATGTTGTTACTCCTAAAATTTTATTATTGAATGGATCACTTTCACGAGGATACGCATGATTAGTTGCATTTCCATCTTGATTACATGTGAACGTAATACCACCAGTAGAAATTCCAATCGAAGTATTTTCTTTAAGTAAACCACCAGAAGTTGCTGAATGGAATGAATGTGAATGATCACCACCAGAAGTTACAACTGATCTAGTAATTCCACTAGATCCAGCAGAAACAAATGTGTGTTCGTAATTACCACCAGAAACTACAGCACCAGTAGTTGCGGAAACAAAGGTATGAACACCAACACTAGTAGATGGAATAGTATCTAAAACTTGAACAGTAATTGTTGTTGCACCAACTCCAGTAACTAATACTGGTTTGTTGTATGCTGGGTCAGAAGTTGTTGAGTTGACTCCAGTTCCTAATGCTCTTGGATAAGTCTTTGGTGATGAATGAGTATCAATATCACATGTAAATGTTAGTGAATTTGGTGCAATTCTAATACTATCACCAGCAACAATATTATGAGGACCAATAGCAAGCATCATTATACCTGTATTGGGGTTATAATCTGCGTGTGCTACATTATGTCCAACAGTTGCAGAAGTACCAACATTTACTTCAAATGTATTCGAAGAAACTCCAATAACACGAGTCCACTTATCACTTACTGGATCTGATATTCTTGGGTAAGTTTTATTACTAGTAAGACCATCCATTTCACACTTAAATGTGAAAGTATCAGCAGCAAATTTAACATAGTCACCTATACCCAGATTGTGTTGTAAAACACCAACTGTCATAATACCAGCAACGGCATTATACTGTGCATCAGTTGCGGTATATCCTGCGTTTGTTCCCTTAAAAATATGTTCAGTAGTATCTGAAGATTTACCTACATCTAAGGTAATTGTTGTTCCTGTTGTAGAAACAATTCCAACTGCATTATTATAAGCAGGATCAGGTCCATATGGACCCATAGCTCTTGGATAAGAATGTAAGGTTATATGTTGATCTTCATTACATGTGAATATAATTGAATTAGCAGATAATTTAACACTTGTACCTGCTGTTAAATTATGACCACCAATGGTCAATGTCATATAACCAGTAACAGGATCATATGTGGCGTCTGTAGGAGTAAATGATTTAAGTGGAGATGCTCCAACATTAACCTTAAATGTATTATTAGTTACTCCACTAATTGTACGCCATTCATTTCTAATTGGATCTGTTAATCTTGGATAACTATGAAGACTTCCATCATTATCCATATCACAAGTTAATGTGATTGAATTATCCTTAAACCATACACGATCACCATCAGAGAATCCATGATTCGCAACAGTAACTTCCATTACACCTGTAGATGGTGTATATGTCGCTGTAGAGATCGTATGAGCGGTTGCAGGACTCAAACCGTGGTTTATCTTCGTAATAACCATATCACCCGTTGTAGGGTCATATGATGCGTCCACAGGAGTTAACGTTCCTCCACCTGTAATACTAACTGCACCAGATAAGGCACTTACAAATTTGTGTGTAAAATTACCTCCAGAAAGTAGTGCGTTTTCTTCTGCACTCTTGAAAGTATGTAAATGATTACCACCTGTAATCAATGCTCCAGAAGTTGCACTATCAAAAGTATGTGCATATTGTTCTGTAGCAGGAGAAATACCAACATCAAGAGTAATTGTTGTTGCGGCAGTTCCAGCAATTGCAACAGCAGTATCGTAAATTAAATCTCTAAATCTTGGATAATATTGATTATCTGTAGCGTTGTATTGACAAGTAAACCCTAATCCACTGAATATAACTTCTTTACCTAGTTTATAACCATGATTTGCAGAAGTAGTTACTGTCATAATACCAGTAGAATTGGTATAGACAGCACTAGAAATTCCTAATGCAGGATCATAATCACAAGTCATTGCAATTCCAGATAGAATTACTTGATCTCTTGCTGCAAGATTATGAGCCTTTCTTGTAGTAATGGTGGCAAGACCAGTGACATTATCATAAGTTACATTTGATAACCTTTGAGAAGGATATGCATAAGATGTTAATGCAATACCAGATGCTACAACCCAATCATCAGTCTTAACACCATGACCTTCATATTGAGTCCAAGTACCAGTAGATTGATGATGAGTATGAACACCAAGAGTTGATATACCAATATCTACAGAAAAATCAATTGTACTTGGTATAGTCTTAACTGCAAACCACTGTTTACGTCCGTATGGGAACGTAGTATTTCCAATACCAGTACTAAATGCAATACCAGCAAGTCTTACTACATCACCAACTGCAAGTCCATGAACATTTGTTCCTTGAACTGTTGCAATACCCGTTGTTGGAGTATAGAAAACATTGGCAATCGTTGTTGTTATGCCAATAGTTTTTCCATAACCAGTAATTGTTGTGACACCGTTTGTATTATCATAATCAACAAACGCAACTCTCTTCGAAGTAAAATATCCAGAGCCAGGATCGGTAATTGTAAATCCAGTAACAAGACCTGCTTGCATCCTTCTTACAGTACCACCAGTCACATATTGATGTGCAAAAGTAGTAATTCCAACAAATCCTTGGAAGGTATTAGTTCCAACGCCAGGAAGAATATCAAATCCAACCCTATTAACATTATCAAGAATATGAGTATCAATACCAGCTTGTATTAATCCACCACTAACATATTGCAATGCTTCGGTTCCAATACCCATGTTGACATTAACAACATTAGTATTACCGACACCAGCAGGAAGAATAGGATACCCATCTTCACGCATTACAAAAGTGGATACTCCACTATTAGTTACAGATATTTGACTTAATTTTACATACTTAGATTGATTGGTTCCTGTTCCAATATAATGTCCACCAGTAGCAGTAACCGTTGCAATACCACTAGTGTAAGTATATGCAAATGTAGCAATATTTCTTGCAACAGAAACAGGAGTAAAGGTAAGTCCACAACCTGTTACTCTAACTCTCTGTCCTTCAGTATAACCATGTGCCACATTCGTGGTAAAGGTCATAATGCCAACTATGTGGTTATAGACTGCCGTAGTGACTCCAACAGTAGAACCATCATTTGTACCAAGATGTGCAGTTATTGCAGCCCCAGAACCTTCTGATGACCTTACAATAACTTCTGGAGGATATCTATAACCTTCACCTGATCCTGTTACCGTTACAGACTTAAGTGTACCTGTAGTACCAACTCCTACAGTAGCAGCTGCAGGATAAAGAGAATAATATCCAGCACCAGTTTGTAATCCAACTTTAACTATTCTTCCTGCTCTAGGAATTCCACTAAGAAAGTTAAGTTTATTAGTATTTTCATCTACTACTTCAAAATCAGCGCCTGGAGTCTGAGTTACATTATTGATTAGAACAAATGGATTATTGTTTATATCTGCACCACTGTTTACATCATTAAATGCGGAAGTAACTATACCAAGGTTCTCAGTTAATGTAAATTGTGTTCCAGCAATACCAGTAAATTCTAATGAAAGATCATCAAATATTACGTTCTTATCTTTTGGATTATATGGATCAAGTTGTCTAGAAAATATTCTACCAGAAAAAGTAGAACCAGTTTTTAATCCAACAGGTCCAGTTTTTCCATAAGGTGCAGCAGAGAAATGCACATTGTCATCAATGATGTTATAATCACCACTGAAAACGCTTGCCACACCTGTAGTGTGGACCCCTGCTTGAGTTCCAAATACTCCTCTTTCAATAAATGCCTGACCACCTGTTGTTGTAGAGAAAACGGGATAATATCCAGCACCAGAAGTAAAAATTACAATTTCACGAATTGTACCAACGCCACTTATTACAGGATAAAAAACTCCTTCCACAGAAGGTGTCATTGTACCTTCTATAGTAATCTTTGGAGGATCAGTAGTTGCATAACCAGATCCACCATGAAGAACGTCAATCTTCTCTATACCATAACTGGAATTGAAAAACGGTTTGAGAAGTGCGCCACCGCCTGGAGTAACCCTAGTAGACATTTAAAACTTCCCTCTAGAATATGTTCAAGGAACTGCTACAATAGACCCGTGTGGATCCAGTAGAATCTCGAATAATACTAAACGTCAAAATATCTTCATTATTAGTTGCTGGAGGCGGACTGCCACCAACCCATCTCACACCACCTGCAATAGCAGCACCATTTACTTTACAAGCATCACCATAAGTTGAGGTAGTACCAGCATCATTAATTAGAGTAACTGTTGTTGCTTTACTATTCAAAGTCGTTACGTTATAGAAATCCCATGTGACTACAGAGGTCGTTAATCCACCAAGAACTACTGTTCCTTGATTAACATCAACACTCAATGTGCCACCAATAGCTGTTAATGCAGTATTCCAATTACCAACAACTTTTTCAGTAATGGAACCATTTAAATGAGAAGTTCCAGATATTGTTGTAATACCTGTAATTATTGCATCGCCTTGAACCGTTAATTTCGATGTAGGAGCTGTAGAAGCTATACCAACCTTACCATCTTTAGAAATAACAACCGCAGTAGCATCTGTTCTAGCATCATCAGATATTCTTACTGCATGACCATTGGATTTTGGTGTAACCTGTAATGCAGGTTCTTCAAGAGAATAAGAAGTAACACTAAGTTGAGATGTAGGTAAAGATGTGCCGATACCGACCATTCCATTCCTAACCTTCAACATTGTCTGGGCAAATCCAACTGCAAATGGAACCTCTGCAGGAACTCCACTTTGTTGAACTACTACACCACCAATATTTGCATAAGAAGCAGTAATAACACCAGTTGTATTAACACTTATCTCACCCGAAACCGAAGCAGCAATACCTGCCGAAACTGAAGTAGAAGCGATTCCGCAGTTAGTAGAATAACCCGCTGTAGAAGCAAAGGAAACGAAACTAACCAAGTTCGTAGTATCACCGAAGACATTATAAATGTCATCGAAATTAGCGTTGATTTTTAACGCAGCTGATAATAAGGTATCACCTGTACCATCATTCGGCGACGTTCCTGTTCCTAAACCCTGTTTAGCCATTATTCAGTAGTCTTTTTTTGTTATTTATAGTTAATACGGAGGGTTATCATCTAGAGTTACGTGAGTAGCGTCCAAAGTTGTTACTGATGAATTAATTCTATTCCTATCGTAGTAGAAACTAGTAGCAACTGTTGTATTGACCTCCGCAGTTCTATTTACAACATAACTACCACTACCAATGAAGTTTACCCTCATAAATTCATCATCAATCTTGAGAACATCATTAATAGCCAGAGATCCGATTCCAGTAGAAACTACAATCTGTTGATCAGTAGCACCAAGGGCACCATGAGTTACTTGTAATTTCTTATTTCTGACAGGACTCTGAATAATACCATCAACTAAGATTAAAGCATCTTCATTTGGATTTGCATTTTTCAGAATATGTGTTCCCGTACCCAGACCAACCAAATCCATTGCAATTGAAGTAGAAAGTCCAGAAAGTCTGATCTTAACATCATCAACTTTTTGAACATAAACAACATCTGGGATTGTTGTTCTTCCCAACTCTACAGCACTTATCCATAAGTTATCTGTTGGAGTTGCACCACCAATATGTGTACCAGCAATAGAAATTGTATTGGTACTTGCATAACCAGATCCTCCAGAGACAACAGTAACAGCAGAAACGTCTTTATTAGCGTCTCTCATTACTGTAACTGTAAGTCCTACACCAACTCCATCATTTGTTGTTGGGCAGTTTGCGTATGTAGAACTGGCAGCACCAACTCTTGTACCCGAAACCTTAGTTACATTAAATGTCAAATCATTAGCTGGAGTTGCACCACCCATGTGTGTACCAGCAATACTGACAGATTCACCAACAATATATCCAGATCCACCAGAAATTAGATTAACACTAGTAGAAATTGGTTGACCATTTGTTTGATCATATACAATTTGTACTTGGAATCTAGCTCCAGAACCCTGTGTGGATATACCAGGCAATCCTCCATCAGGACTACCAAATCCAAATAACTTATAAAGAACAATTGGGTTAGCAGTTGTAGAAACACCTGTTACTCCACTAACAGAATTATTATATCCATTTTCATATAAGGCACTACCACCAACTCCAGCAGTAACAACAGACATTACAATGTCTCTGGTTCCTGTGGCATGAGAAGTAGTTGCAATACCTATTGCATCACCACCATTACGATCATATATTAATTCCTGACCACTCTGGAAGTTGTGATTTGGTATACTAAAGATATTAGTATTAATATCAACTACACCAGAAGCTGCAGAATTAAATTCCGCTTTAAATACCGCCTTATTACCAACAGATAATTTAAAGTCTTTATTTCCAATTAGATTACCAGACCTATCGAGAGATCCATTAAATCCGTTACTAATATCATCTAATTTTAAAACTTTATTGGTCTTATTAAGAATATAACTCTTAAGAGGTCTTCCTTCTGGGAAGAATATTCTTTGTACAGCACCATCAGGTAAAGGATCATCCTCTGTAACCATTGCAAAGTTTGATCTAGAACCCATATAAGCTTCATTATCAATATTAATCAATAATTGAATATCTTGTGCAGGAGCTTTAACTGCCATGTTTGTGGACTTGGCAATTCCAACACTAACTAAGTTATATGTCTTAGCATCCTTTTGGGCATCACTTGTAATCTTTAAATCAGAGAACTCTTTAAATCCAGATGGATGAAGAATAGATCTTACAGATTCCTTCCACTTATCATATGAAATATCACTCTTAATTGAATATGAGAACTTCTGATAATAGAAGTTATCTGATACTCTCTGTAGATAATCATTCAGAATACCAACAGAATTATCAACTTCGCCTACCTTATCCCTAGAAATTCCAAGAGAAGTTCTAATATTGAACTTATTAACAGTTTCAACTTTACCATTGAGTTTAGATCTCTCTCCATATAAGACATCACCAACTCGCAATTCACCAACACTATCAGTCAATCTGAGTTGATTTAAATCACCATCCCAACCACCTTCTGTTACTATGGCAGAGAATTTTGGTCCAGTTACCTTTTCTCCTGAGAAATAATTTGCATCATCAATCAGAACCATTTCAAACTTGGCCATATCTTTGTAATTTGAGATATATCCAAGGGTGAAATCATCATCATAAGAACCAAGTGTTCCTGTATTAATACCTGCCATACTGTAAGTAACAGTATAGTTTGTAGAGTTAATTCCAACTACATCAAAAGTTCTATATTCCCATACTTCTGAGTTGAAATTCAATTCCCCAGCAAGTTGAGAATTAGGTGTTAATCTACATCCTTCAACATAAACTTTATCACCAACCTTAAATGGGAATACAACATTAGTATTACCATATCCAGCATTGATTGGTTTATAGAACTGTTGATCAAGAAGAAGTTCTACAGTTACATTATCTCCAGAATGAGTAATGGCATCAATATCATACCCATTAGAGTTTCTAGTTGGAATTACTGTTAGTGGTTCGTTAAAGACTGTTCCATTAGTAAGAACATGAACATCAACTACTGCACCACCCTTAATCTCTGCTTGTAATTCAACATCATCATTTCCAAGAACCTTCAAATTAGGTGTTTGTTGATAATTAACTCCACCATCAAGAACAGCAATATAATCAATTCTTGCAATTCCACTTACATCACATACAGTCGGTATACTTAAGAATGGTAATAGAGTTGGATCTGTTGGATAATCGAATCCATCTTTAATCCTTTCAGTGGATTCAATTTGACCTATTTTCTCAGAATTAATCTTAATTACAGCATTCTTACCACTGACTGTTTCAAATCCCATAACTTTTGGAAGTCTGGAATATCCTTTACCCTCGAAATTAATTTTGGTTCTGGTAATAGGACCAACGGCATCTGGAGAGGTAGTTTCATAGAATACTGTTGATAAACCTGCCTTAGTAGTAAAGAGTTCAGCAGCACTTGGTTTTCTATCTAAATTGAAGATAAAATTCTGTTTATCGGTGACGATAATACTATGAGTATCTTGAAGAATACTATTATTGACTGTAATAGAGTTTCTTCCAATTACAGTGTCATCTGTAGTGATTTGATTCTTTCTATCATCAGTAGGAGTAACTGGAGTGAAATTATAATAAGATTTTCTAGGATATCCAGCTATAGTAGTGATAGTAATATGAGCTCCTAAAGTGCCTGGAATACCATCTCTAAGAATAGAGAATCCATATTCTGCATTACCACTTACATCCAATTTCTTTTTAAATTGAAGATCTTTATAAAGATCCAATCTCATATCTGTAAGAGTTTGGTCAGATACATCAATTTTTAGTTTATTTCCATTAGTAACCGAAATTGGCGGGTTAATTTTTGCCAAATAGTATGTTCCAACAGCAACAGATGTGATAGGAACAGTTTTTGCAATATCTACATCAGAAGCATACTGACATAGTTTAATTTTTGTTGGATCTTCTCTTAAAACATAATAAACATCATTATCTACTAATCCAGCAATAATATTACCATTACCATAGTAAACAACTTTATCACCACTTTGTAAGTCCTGACTATCAACTACAAAACTAGTTAAATCAGCAGAAAATGTTGTACTTGAGAATGAAACTTGATTTGTAGTAATCTTACGAATTACTGGATCATATCTAAGTTTAATAGTTTCAGTCTGAATAGGTAATGTATTAAGTGATATGGTTGCATCAGTTGATAATCCATGATCTGTAGAACATCCAACTGATCCACGGAATCTTTCAACAATACCAGTTATCCTTGGATATGTTGTAGCAAAAGATTGTGCATATCCAACATTGCCAGGTAAATCATACCAATACAAAGCATCTGTTTCTGTAGGGAATCCAACAGTAGATATTCCAAGATAATCTATACCAAGGTTTAAAGCATAAACCTCAGAACCATTAGCAAGTAATTCAGTACCTACACCACTAGTAGCTCCTACACTTGTTTTTGCCCAAGTAAGACTGGATCCACCATAACCAATTTGATATTTTAATTTCTGTCCTGTGTAGTAAGGATGATCCTTAACATAGATAGACTTCTCAGGAACAAATCTCTGATACGCTGTTTGTGTTACTAAAGTACCAATACCTGTTGGAGTTATTGTATAAACATGTCCAGTACTTCCAAAACCTACAGTATTCTGTCCATTAAAGAAAGTTACCTTGTTTCTATACGTTAGATAATTAACTCCTTCATCTAAAGTAAATTCAAATCTTGTGGGTTTAAGAACAACATTATTAGTTCCAGCATCATGAGTTTCAGCAAGACCAACTTGTCTATTAACACCCAATCTAGAATATGCAGGTTCAACAGAAGTAATTCTCATTAATTCTGTTCCTATACCAATAATATCATTAACAAAGAATCCACTAGTATCTGTTACGGGAATAAATGTTGAAATTCCAGTTGTGGCAGAGTTTGCAAGATATGTTGTTAAACCAACAGACTTAGTGAATATATTGACATTATGGGAACCTTCTATTACAGAAAGATTAGTAGTGGAAATGCCACTTACAACTATTACCTCACCATTAATTAATCCATGAGGATCATTTGTATATGCAATAACTCTATTTCTTTCTATTGTGAAATCAACGTCACTGAAAGTCTGTACACCAACACTAATTGAATTAACAGTTTCTCCACCAACGTGAGAAATAACAATATTGGTGCCTGTACCATCTGTACCTGTATTATCAAGTTCTAATTTCTCACCAACTCTATATCCCTTACCAGCAGCAAATACAGTCGTAGATGTAATACCTGATGTTTGAATATCAGTTACTTTAAATTCCTGTTTGAATGTAGGATTAATTTTATCAATTAATTCATATAATGAATTCTCATAGTTAGTATAATAAGGACCTATGTTTCTCGTTAATCCCAAATCACCAAAATTACGATCTTGGTTGAAATTAGAAGCAAAGTTTTCTATTACAGGAAGATCCTTAAATGATTGTGCAACCATATAAGGGAATTTTGGAATAGAAACTCCACTAGAGTCAACATCAATACTGTAGAAGTAAGCATATACTCCATCAGGGAACTGTGGAGTTATACAATACCTGCCACCGAACTCGTCAAGGTCGCCAGAACCGTTGTACTCATAATCTTCGATAAAATACCCAGGCACGTATCCAGGCGGTCTCAGACCGACCTTAGGCGCACTATTGAGAATGTAACTACTTGTAAGTCTCCTAATAGCACCACTAGTTGCCCCACTGTATCCATATGGACCATATATGGGATTTCCATCATAAGCAAATCCAAGAATAGGAGAGTGAGAAGGATTATTAGTTAATTCTATGTCTCCTTGGTCAATATTATCACCAAGTTGATATCTTAGTTTATTTGGTGGATATAATGAGAATATTTGAAGACCCAATTCAGTATTATCCGCAGGTCTTGTCAATGCAGCATCCTGTTTATTAATTGGGTTACCATTAGAGGTTTTTACCTCTTGATTAATCTTCCACTCATGTACATTTGCAATAAACTTCGCATCTGTACCTCTATTCCTCAAAGCTAGTCCAGTTGTTGCAACTGCATAGTTTGTACCACCATCAATAATCCTAACACCAACAATTTTACCTTCATCCGAAATTGTAGGACTTATTTCTGCAAATTGACCAATACCAGTTACTATTATTTCCGAATCTTGTCGATATCCTCTACCTGCAGCAAGTATCTGAACATCAACAATCGTTCCTCCGACAATAATCGGTTTAAGTAAAGCTGAAGAAGTTACAGTAGCAATACCAACATTAGGTCTTCTATGGAATCCAAGGATATTAGTACATCCATAACCAATACCACCATTTTCTAGATAAACACTTTCAATACTACCTGTAACAAGTGGATCAATTGTTGGTTTTGTAATTCCAGTAGAACCAATTCCAGCAAGAGACTCTACTTTAATTTCAATAGGTGGATATTTGATAGTATGGGTTCCAGTTCCTACCCCAGATATTCTATTAAACCTCTTAGCAGTATAATTATCTGCTGTTCTAAGAGTTCCTATACCAGCATCAGCCAGTTTAAATTTATTAGCATCTACTCTTTCAATATAATATTCTGTTGTTGTACTTAATCCATTTGCAGGAGTTCCAGAAGCTTCATATCTTACAATTTCACCACTTTTGAAGTTATGATTGGGTGCAAAGAAATAATCATCCGCAGTACTAATACCAGTTTGAGTATCGCCATTATTTGGTCTAGCAGGAACTCTAATTTTCTTATTTGAATATCCAGAGCCAGGATTCTTTACATAGATTCTAGTAATAGTATTCTTACTATTAAGAGTCTTAAAGTTATGGAATCCAAGACTTACAGATCCAATATTAACCGTATTGATACCAGCTCTTGCATCAGCTGGAGAATTATGCAATCCAATCGTAAATTCATCAACAATTTTAACGAAATAACTTGATTGACTTACAATACCACCAATATCGTCGTTACCAGCAGAATCATAAATTACTTCTTCACCTAATTCGAAATTATGTTTAACAGGGAAATCAATAGTATCGGAGTTAACATTAACAGAAGTACCATCTGCCTTAAATGAAACAACAATTCTTCCCCTAACAAAGTTAGATTCTAATACAGCACCTTCACCATTTCCTCCAGAAACAGTAATTTTTGGTTTTTCTGCATAACCAATGCCAGGAGTGATTAATTTAATATCTTTAAATGAACCAACAACGTTTGCAAAAGCAGCAGAACCACTACCTGATTGATCCTGTACTACTAATGGTGGACCATTAATTACATCATAGTCCTTACCAGCATTAGTTACTGTTATTGAATCAACTGATCCATAGTAAATCTGTTCATCAAAAACAGTTGAAGGGAATATTTCTACACCATTAACCAATAATCCGACTGCCCTGTTTGCTGTCTTTCTCTTATCAGGATCATCGAAATATTGTTCTACTTTTTTATATGGAAACTTACTTAAAATCTTTTGATGTTTTGCATTCTTATTCTCCCATCCAGACTTGTAAATTATCTGTTGTGGAAGAGAAGGAGCAACATTAATATACTTTTGTGCATATAAGTCAGAATGACTGTATGATAGTCTAAAATCAAAGTCATTGATGTTGGTTACAAAGTAAATTCCAGTAGCAAGACCACTGTTATTTAAATTATCCCAAGCAATTTTATCTCCAGTTACCAAATAATGTTTAAATGGATTATTGTTTGCAGGGTCAATAGACTTTAATCTAGTAACTTCATCACCTTGACTTGATTCACTAGTAACAAAAACTTTATTATCTGTAGCAAAAATTGGATAGTTTGGTAATCCAGTTGATGTTACAAAAAGGTTCTGTTCGTTAAAATCCAAATAGGTATTTTGAATACCAGCAGGAATATCATCAAGGCCAGGGAAATAATTGTTATTATGTTTTGCTTTTACAATTATTTTCTCAATTCTATCTACACCTGTAGGTACATTACCCGCAACTTGAACTACTAACCTGTTAGATACTCGTTTTTCAACTGCCCCAGCAGGATATTCAATATCTTTAATTGTTGCTAAGACTTTTTCACCTTTTTTGTTTAAAATGTAGATATCTTCATCAACATATGAAACAACAGCATCAAATAATACTACTCTGTAAGTATTAACGTTCTGTTGAGTAAATTCGTCAATAAAATGTTTTGTTGGGATGTTATAGATCCATGTATTAAACATAGGATCAGTATCAAGGTCAAATCCAAAAGATGATAATGTAAGAGAGTCGCCAGTCCTTAAATTAGAGGTCTGTTGAGTGTCAATATTATCAATAACATTAACTAGACGGAAATTAACAATAGATGTTTGTCCAAAACCAGCATAAGCAAAGGATAACTTATCTTCAGATACGTCAGCACCAAATTGAAGACCAGTTGTTATTCCAGAAACTCCCAAAAACTGATTAACTGTCTTATCAGCATAAGAACAAATGATATTATCCGATGTTGGGGTTGGTTTAACAAGTAATGATCCAGTTTTACCAAATCCAATGGTAGAATCTACAACAATAGTCGAAGTACCAGCAGAAACCTGTTCCAATACCTTAGTTTTACCAGGCACTTGGAATGATCCAGTAAATGAAGTAGAATCAAGAGAAATTTCGTAGAAATCCTTTTGATTAATTGGTCTATATTCTACATTATAGATTGAAGCACTAACTGTTCCAATACCAGTGATATTTTGGTTTAAGAAGTTACCTCTAGTCTCAATTGGGTCTCCACCAGAGATTTTCTCAACAAGAACATTCTTAGTTTTAAAGAAATTGTTACTTGAAGGAACAATTGTAAAATCTTGAGGTTTAATAATATCAATATCTTCTGCATAAAGTAATTTGAAGAGAACTTTATAAGAAGTATCAGTACCTTTAGCACTATAGAAGTCTTTTGCCCTTGCAAGAATGTTAGATAGAGAAACTCCTTCAGCAAATGTCCTATCTTCGAATCCTGGCAGGAATTCACCCTTAAATTTGTTAAAAAACTGCTGTAAAAATAGATTACTTAGGTTAAAAACATATTTTGGGTTAGTTGAGGTTCCTGCAAGATGATCATCTGCATCAGATTGATTAAAATTAAGGAATTCTGCTTGAACATCCTGTGAAATTTGATCAATTCCACTAAATCCTCTAAAACATCCTTCAAAAGAGTTTAAAAGTATCAAAATTGGAGTGTTACCACCAACAGTAGTGGAAACAGCACTAGCATATATCTTTCTATTTGGTTTATCTACTGCAGCAATTGTTGTTCCTAGAGGAAAAGCGGTGCCAGCACTAATTGACATGCCAACTTCACACTTATTTGCGTCATTAACCTCTATAACATTAGAATTAGTAGCAAAATTAGCAACTAAAGTATCAATTACAGTATTTGTATTCTTACTAGTGTAAGTAATGACCTCATTATCAATTTTTAGAAGTCCATATTGATCAGGAAATCCTTTAGTAGATGACACTTCAATAGTATCACTAATCGTAGTAATACCAGTAGATAATGTAGTAACTCCTACAATGACCTCTGGTGTTAGATTATCTAATTTTAAGTATTGATCTAAATTATCACTTATATCTACAACACCACCACGATGTTCTTGAGAA